GGCTAAGGTGTTCAAGCCTTTGCCGGAATACAAAGACCCCTGTGACTGGCTCAGTGACAGCAAGGATGCTCTGTTTGTACAGCGCTGGTGGGCTGCTGAGGCTTACGTGCCAGATGGCATTGTATGTGGCAACACATTGTGGGAAGAGATGTCTAAGCCTATGGCACCTGCCAACTGCTTCTATCCTTGGGCAGGTTTAAATGAAATGACCAGTGGTGTACGTTGGGGTGAGCTTGTCACCATCACTGCTGGTAGTGGCTTAGGCAAGAGCCAAGTGCTACGTGAAATGGCTTGGCACATCTTGCAGAATACACAAGATAACATTGGTCTGTTGTTCTTAGAAGAGGGGATTAAGAAGACTGGCCTGTCGTTGATGAGCTTGGCAGTTAATAGTCCATTGCACTTGCCTGATTCTCCACCTATCAGCGAGACAGAACGAAGAGCAGCTTATGATGCTACCCTTGGTACAGGTCGTGTGTTTCTATTTGACCATTTTGGATCGACTAGCGTTGACAACATCCTGAATCGTGTGCGCTACATGGCGAAGGGGCTTGGTTGTAAGTATGTTTTTCTAGACCACCTTAGCATCATCGTATCTGCACAAGACAACAGCGATGAGCGTAAAGCAATTGATGAGATTATGACTAAGCTGCGTATGCTTGTGCAAGAAACAAACATTGCTCTCATCATTGTCAGCCACCTGAAACGACCAAGCGATAAGGGGCACGAAGAAGGTGCAGCAACTAGCCTGTCCCAGCTGCGAGGCAGTGCTTCCATTGCACAGCTTAGCGATATGGTGATTGGTCTTGAGCGTAATGGTCAGCATGAAGATGTACTGAAGAGAAACACTACTCGCGTTAGGGTTTTAAAGAACAGGTATAGTGGTGTCACCGGGCCAGCTTGTGCTTTGCTTTACAACAAAGTTACAGGCAGGATGTTTGAAACTGAAGATGTCTTTCAAGGAGACGATGTGTTATGAGATCTTATGATGTTTATATAAAGCATGTCCAATGCTTAAGTGCTTTCCCTGCTGTATCTTTTGATCACATCTTTGATATTGTTAAAAAGAAATGTGACAAGATGCGCTGGTCATTAAACGACATTACCATTCAACGGAGGCTTGATGGATTCTAACCAAATGGCTGAAGCTTTCATTGCTAAGTGGAAGGCTGCTCTGGTTAAACAGAATGTTGGAGTACAACACAAAGCATTGATTGACAAACCAATTGTGCATTACATAGGCTATGCAAACTTCCATAATGTTTCTGATGTCATTGTTGCGTCAGTGAATGCTCTCAATCATCCTAAGCTGGGTAATGACATTGTACGTACAAGCATTGTCATATCCATTGAAGACACTGGTGATTTTGAAACACTGAACACTCGCTATGTCAAGCTTAGCGACAAGGATGTTGTAGCCTATCTTGCTGGTGAAAGGGAGAATGCTGGTGGCTAATTGGATTTATGATTTGGAAACTTATCCAAACTGCTTTACCTTTACTGCCCTTAGTGAAGATGAGCAGGACTCTGTTGTGTTTGAAATGTCTACACGCAAGAACGAGGTCGTTGAAATGTTCTCCTTTCTTGACAGCTTGAAGAAACGTAAGAGCAAGATGGTGGGCTTCAACAACATTGGCTTTGACTATCCAATTCTTCACAGCTTACTTGACCTTCGTAGCCGTGTAGTTAAGGCGTCAGGTGGGGCCATTGCTGACAAGGCATATCGTCTGGCACAGGAGCAGATCAAGCAACAAGATGGCTTTAGCAAAACCATTCCTGTCAGCAAAGAATATGTACGGCAGATTGACCTGTTTAAGATTCATCACTTTGACAACAAGGCTAGGGCAACCTCGCTGAAGTTGCTTGAGTTTAATATGAAGCTTGACACCATCGAAGACTTGCCATTCCCTGTTGGTGCTACGCTGGCTGATGATGAGATGGATGTGTTGCTTTCTTACAACAGACATGACGTTGATGCAACCCTTCGCTTTTATAAAGAAAGCTTAGCTGCTGTTAACTTTCGTGAAGAACTGACTAAGAAGTACAAGCGTAACTTTCTTAATCACAACGACACGAAGATTGGCAAAGACTACTTCATCATGGAACTTGAGAAGGCTATGCCTGAGTCTTGCTACAAAGAAGACATGAGCGGTAAACGTGTACTTAATCAGACTAAGCGGGATCACATTAACATTAGCGAATGCTTGTTCAACTACTACGACTTCAAGCGCCCTGAGTTTCAGGCTGTGTTGGATTGGTTTAGTAAGCAAAGCATCACTGAAACTAAAGGTGTATTCTCTGGCATTGAGGAACACACTCTTGGTGAAGTGGCTAAGTATTCTGAGATGGTTGTGATGAAGAAGAAGTTTAAAGAAGAACCAACAGAAGAAGATGTTGCTGCCTTTAAACTTGAGCATCCGCTAGGCTGGGTTGATAAGGTGGAGTTGAAGGCTAAGAAGAAAGGTCAACCTACCTATTCACATTGGGCTAAGTGGAATGTTGCACCCACCTTGAATGTCGTTGTTGATAACTTTCGTTTTGATTTTGGCACTGGTGGCATTCACGGGTCTATCACATCAAGTGTTGTTGAGAGCGACAACTATTATGAACTGGTAGATGCTGATGTTGCTTCAATGTATCCCAACATTGCCATATCGAATAAGGTGTTTCCTCATCACTTGTCTGATAAGTTCTGTACCATTTATGAAGATGTGTACAACCAGCGTAAGAGTTATGCCAAGGACACGGCTGAGAACGCCATGCTGAAGCTTGCTTTGAATGGTGTATATGGTGATAGCAACAATAAGTTTAGCCCGTTCTATGATCCGCAATATACAATGTCCATTACGATTAATGGTCAGCTGTCTCTGTGTCTACTTGCTGAGAAGCTACTTGACGTTGAAGGCTTGATACTTATACAAGTTAATACAGACGGTGTGACTGCGTTGGTTCCAAGGAAGAAGCGTAGTGAGTATGATGCCATCTGTACAGCATGGCAGCAGCAGGTTAAGTTACAGCTTGAGTTTGCTGAATACTCAAAGATGATTATTCGTGACGTGAACAACTACATTGCTGTGTACACAAATGGGAAGACTAAACGTAAGGGCGCTTACCAATATGAAGGGCTTGGCTGGCATCAGAACCAAGGTAGCTTAGTTATCCAACGAGCAGTTGAGGCAAAGATGTTGTATGATGTTGATGTTGACACTTTCATTCGTGGTCATTCCAACATCTATGACTTTATGCTGCGTACTAAGGTGCCTCGTAGTAGCAAGCTAACGCTTACGATGGCTGATGGTAGTGAGATACAGCAGCAGAATGTATGTCGCTATTACGTATGCAAGGATGGCGGCGTGTTGACAAAGGTGATGCCTCCATTAGCAGAGGGCGAAGAGGATAGGCGCATGTCTGTTGAGAGTGGCTGGTCTGTGAAGACTTGCAACAACATCAAAGACTTCACCGGCAACATAGACTACCGCTACTACATTGCTGAGGCTAATAAGTTGTTAGTTGGAAATGTTTCTGAACAACCTGCTGAAGAGTATGTATAATGTGAATTCTTCTTCTAACAAAGAAGCGGCATAGGTGGCCTCGTTAGCGCCACTGTTTTTTGATTGGAGTTTATATGAGTGAAGTAAAACGTGTGAAGATTAAGGGCGATGCCTATTGGGCACAACTTGATAAGATCAACGAAATGTCTGGCAAGTATCAGGTGAACATCTGTAACTTGTCTGATGCAGCTGTTGCTGCTTTGGAAGAGATGGGACTGAGCGTTAGTAGCGATGCTGACAAGAAGCCTGAGATGGGCAACTACATCACCTGTAAATCTGAGAAGCCCATTAAGGCATACGATACAGATGGTGATGAGATCACTGAGCTTGTTGGCAATGCAAGTAAATGCAAAGCCTTGATTGGTTCATACCCTTGGACATATAAAAACAAGAAGGGTCTTAGCCCCTCATTGGCTAAACTAGTCATCACTGACTTGGTTGAATATGTTGGCGGTGGTGCCTTGGGTGCCGATGATGAGGATGTACTTTAATATGGAAACTAATATGAAACTAACTTTTGAACTCTCTGTTGATCAAGCAAACATTGTCATGGCTGGACTTGGTGAACTTCCTCTGAAGATTGCTGAACCCGTTGTCGCTCTTATGCGGCAACAAGCTGCGCCTCAGATGACACCTGTTGAGGCTGACCCTGTAGCAGTGCCTGCTGAGTAATGATTGCTTTAATTGATGCTGATGTGCTTGCATATCGCATCGCCTTCGCGTGTGAGGATGAGACAGTTGATGTAGCTAAGCATCGCCTTAGCAACTACATTGTCACCATTCTTGCATGCGGAGTTGATCGCACATACGAAGGCTGCTTCGTTGATCAATGGAAACTTTATCTAACTGGGAAGGGTAACTTTCGTGAGTCGATTGCTATCACTGCGCCATACAAAGGCAACCGCACAGCACCGAAGCCTGCGCATCATCAAGCACTACGTAATCATTTGGTTGATTCATGGGATGCTGTTGTGTATGAAGGTATCGAAGCTGACGATGCTATTGCTACGGATGCCACTACGTATGGTGAAGGCAATTGCATCATGGTTAGTGTTGATAAAGACTTTGATCAAATAGCAGGATGGCATTTCAATTTCATTAAGAACATCGGATACTACATAACTGAAGAGCAAGGCTTATACAATTTCTATAAGCAAATCTTAACAGGTGACACTTCCGATAACATCATGGGATTGAAAGGTATAGGGCCAGTCAAGGCTGACAAGCTATTGAGGCAGGGTGTCGATGAAGATACACGCTCTGACGACTTAACCTATGAGGAAAATCTTTACTGTGTATGCTTGAATGCGTACAACGGAAACGCCACAAGGGTGCTAGAGAATGCTAGACTGTTGTGGCTACGGCGTAAACCAAACCAGATGTGGCTACCACCCGGAAGCTTCATAAACTTTACAGGATAATTATGGAACAAGAACTTAAACCAAACGATGTCATCATCATTCTTCGTCCAACGCTTAAAAATGACAATGACTGGGCTGGTGAATACACTCTGATGCTCACTGCCATTGGCCCACTAACCATCTCTGTAGAAGATGCTCAGAAGCTGCTGGCTGCTGCGCTGATGATTGCGTCTACAGCATCGTTGATGGAGATTGATAGTGATGTGGCTGAGAAGGTTCGTGCCCATTGTGAGCTTACCTTGGGTGTGCCAGAGGAAGAGACAGTCATTCCTACTCAAATAAACTTTGAGAAAACTTTCATCTTAACCGAGGACACGCCAACGACAGGAGGTTTACAGTGAGTGGCGATGAACGTATTAAATATATTGAACAAATCAATAACACCTTGCCCGATGATACTCCACCATTGTCAGGTGTGAAGTTTGATTCAGGCAAGCCACAGTGGAGCTTAGTACCATTCGCTGCATTCTCTGAGGTTGTTGATGTGCTGACCTATGGTGCTAAGAAGTATGCCCCTGACAATTGGAAGAAGGTTCCTAATGCACGGCAACGTTACATTGACGCAGGCTTCCGTCACTTCGCAGCGTATGCTGGTGGTGAGAAGAAGGATGCTGAGACTGGTATGAGCCACCTTGCGCACGCTATGTGCTGTATGTTATTTCTACTTGCGTTTGATAAGGATGGTACACAATGATTACTATTAACCTTTCGCTATCCGCGAATGGCGAACGCGCCGACTTGCGAGACCAATACCTTAGCAAAGAAGATTTGATTGATGCTGTTAAAGCTCATGTTGCATATGCTCTTGATCGCCTTGACTTCACTGACATCACTTTCACTGTTGTTGAAGTTGAGGGCCACTAATGGAAGCATCTATTCGCCCTGTGAACTTTGGCTACATTGTTGATGTCTACGAAGACGATGACCACTCTGAGTTTGTTTGCATCACTAGGAAAGAAGCACTTGACTTTGTGAACAGCCTGCTGCATGATTACGATCAGCGTGTCAATTTACAATCATTGGTAACTGAGAAAGTTGACGGAACTTAACACATGAGGGAAAGTTACAACAACGGACAATGGACACAAGGTCGCTTCAGAGGCTTCATTGCCTCTGCCTTAAGAGCAGCAATGCGTGGGTGGATTCCCAAGTATGATGCGAAGAAGGTGGCGCTTGTAGGTAGACGGCTTAATGTAAAGACTGGTAAGCTTGCACAACACTTTGAATGCGCTAGTTGTAAACAAGCTTTCGTTGATAAGGATGTGCAGGTAGACCATAAGAACCCTGTGGTAGATCCGAAGGTGGGCTTTGTAGATTGGGAAACATACATGGATCGTTTGTATTGTGAAGTTTCTAATCTGCAAGTTCTCTGTAAGAAGTGCCACAAGGAAAAGACAGCTGAAGAAAGATTACTTAGAAAGAAAAAGGATTGATATGTTTTTATCACTATTAACTATTTTGTTTGTTGGTCTTAAGCTAACTAACATTATTGACTGGAGTTGGTGGCTGGTTCTTATGCCATTATATTTAATGCCAATTGTAGCTATAGCTATGGTTACAGTAGTTGCAGCTTATCGCAATAGGAAATAATATGAGCTTCTTAAAGTATCCACATCTTGAGCGTTTCGGTGCATCAGAGGTTGAGTCTATTGAAGTCGGAACAACATATGTCTTCCCAAAGCTAGATGGAACAAACGCTAGTGTGTGGGCAGCAGATGATTATTCTATTAAGGCTGGTAGTCGTAACCGAGAGCTATCTCTTGAGGAAGACAATGCAGGCTTCTATGCTGCTATGCTGCAAAGTAACCGCGTACAGGCATACTTGCTTGAACATCCTTGGCATATTCTCTATGGTGAATGGTTAGTTCCTCATTCGCTTAAGACCTATGTTGATACGGCGTGGCGAAAATTCTATGTGTTTGATGTATACAATACTATTACAGAGAAGTTTATTCCCTTTGATAAGTATGAAGAAGGAATGAAGGCATACGGTTTAGACTACCTTGCACCAATTGCCATTGTCAAGAATGGAAGTATTGAAACATATACAACCTGCCTTGATAAGAACACAATGCTGATTAAAGATGGTGCTGGTGTTGGTGAAGGAATTGTCATTAAGAACTATGACTTCGTTAATAAGTATGGTCGAGTTACATGGGCTAAGCTTGTCACTAACGAATTCAAAGAAGCACACCATAAAGAAATGGGTGCCCCCTTAATTGGTGGTGAGATAGTAGAAGAAAAGATTGTTACTAAACTTGTTACACAATCCTTAGTTGATAAGGTGGTGGCAAAGATTATTAATGAACAAGGAGGATGGTCTAGTAAGAACATTCCTCAACTTATTAACACAGTGTTTTATGATTTGATTCGTGAAGATGCATGGACAATGGTAAAGGAATTTAAAAACCCAACAATTAACTTCAAAACACTAAGCCACTATACAACAGCAAAAGTTAAAGAACTACGTAAGGATTTATTTTAATGAACATCATAACGGCCCATACTAAACTAAGGAAACTTTAAATGCAAAACGAACAGGACGATATTGAAACAATTCTTGATGAGTTTGATTTCGAGAAAGCGCATCAAGCTATGACAGCTTTAAACTGGAAATGGGCAACCTCTGCTGGTGTTCCCACCATTGGAGAGCTACGTAAGCATGCAAGGATGCTTTTGAACTGTGCGAAGAATGCCAACTCAGAAGAGCCAGACTACCTGACAGCTTCGGGAGGCTTTTACGTTTCTCGCAACCTCTATCCCGGCAACGCTAAACGCTATTACTCTTTGAGTTTTATAGTCTCTGAATGGAATAATTATGAATGATCTAAACAATTATCAACTAGAGGCTATGACCTTCCGCTTGCCGTCAGCCGACGAAGCATATGCCCTTCTTAACTTAGGAGCAGAAGCTGGTGAGGTGTTGGGCATATTGGCTAAGCATCTTCGTGATGGTGGTGATGATGAAGTTCTTCGTCAAAACCTTAAGAAAGAACTTGGTGATTTGATGTGGATGGTGGCTGCTGTTGCTTCTGACTTTGACCTTACACTATCAGAAATCTGTGAACACAACATTGACAAGCTGAATAGTCGCAAGGAACGTAATGTTATTACTGGCAGCGGGGACGATCGTTAAAGGTATAACTGCTCTCCACTTTACGGAGCCTCTGTGCTCCTTTTTTAATCTTTAAATATATACAACATGAATACTCCTTGGTCAACAATTGGCTACCTCACCTACAAACGTACATATGCTCGTCGCCTCAACGAAGACGACATCACTTCTGCCACTGAAGAATTCCCTGACACCATCAAGCGCGTTGTCGATGCGTCTAATACACAGCTTGGTTGCAACTTCTCTGAAGAAGAACAAGCACGACTGACCCGCTACTTCCTAGAACTCAAGGGCAGTGTTGCTGGTCGTTTCCTGTGGCAGCTTGGCACCGCCACTGTAGATAAGCTTGGCCTGTCTAGCCTACAAAACTGTGCCTTCACCGTGGTGGATAAACCTGTTGAACCTTTCGTGTGGGCAATGGACTTGCTCATGCTGGGTAGCGGTGTTGGCTATAACATCCAGAAAGAAAACGTTGCAAAGCTTCCGATTGTTAATGCAGATTTTAAAAAGCCTGTGCGCCATAACTCTGCTGGCGCTAATTTTATTGTTCCTGACAGCCGCGAAGGTTGGGTGGCGTTGCTTGGCAAAACTCTTAAGGCTGCGTTCCTTGCCCACAAAAGCGGTAACCAAACCTTCACCTACTCGACGCAGCTAATCCGTAGCAAAGGCGCACCCATCAAGGGCTTTGGAGGCACCGCCAGTGGCCCAGAAGATTTGGTGTGGGGCATTGATAAGATTAGTGACATTCTTGAGCGTAGGGCTGGTAAGAAGCTGCGTCCAATTGATTGCCTTGACATCATGAACATCATTGGTGCTGTTGTTGTGGCGGGTAATGTTCGCCGCTCTGCACAAATTGCCATTGGTGACGCAGACGATGTTGAGTTCTTGTTGGCTAAGCGCTGGGACATGGGCAACATTCCATCATGGAGAGCAATGTCTAACAACTCTGTTGTTTGCAATGACATTAGTGACTTGCATGACTTCTTCTGGGATGGCTATGAGGGTAAGGGTGAACCCTATGGACTGATCAACCTGAAGCTGTCTCGTAAGATTGGTCGCACAGGTGAGACACAATATCCTGATCCTGAAGTGATGGGTTACAACCCTTGCGCTGAACAAAGCTTGGCTGATAAGGAGACATGTTGCTTGGCTGAAATCTTCTTGCCAAACATTAAGTCTAAGGAAGAGTTGCTTGATGTGGCTAAGCTGCTGTATCGCATTAACAAACATAGCCTGTCGCTGCCTTGCCATTTGGAATCAACAGAAGCCATTGTCAACAAGAACATGCGTATGGGCATTGGCATCACTGGTGTGCTTGAAAGTACGGAAGAGCAGAAGAGTTGGTTGAGTGACACTTACAATGCTTTGCGTGAACACGATGTGACATACAGCTTGCAACATGGTTTCAATCCATCCATTAAGCTGACAACAGTTAAGCCCTCTGGAACCTTGTCACTGCTGCCGGGTGTTACACCGGGTGCACATCCTGCTTATGCTCGTTTCATGATTCGTCGCATTCGCATTAGTTCCAATCATTCGCTGGTTCAAACCTGCCGTGATCATGGCTATGATGTTGAGTACCAGAAGAACTTTGATGGTACACAAGACCACAGTACGGTTGTTGTTTCATTCCCATTCCGACATAGCGACCACGCTGTGCTGGCTAAGGACATGACAGCCATTGATCAGCTTGAGACAGTGAAGTGGTTGCAGACAGCTTGGAGCGACAACAGCGTTAGCTGCACCATTTATTACAAGCTGGAAGAGTTGCCAGAGATTCGCAAGTATCTGAAGAAGCATTACAAGTCTTCACACAAGAGCTTGTCATTCTTGCTACACTCTGGTCATGGTTTTGTTCAAGCACCACTTGAGGAAATCACAGAAGAGCAGTATGATGCTATGGTTGCTTCCACTCGCCTAATCACTGACATCTCTAGCGGTGTTGATTTTGATGGTGATCTGGAGTGCAGCACCGGCGCTTGCCCAGTTCGATAAACCAGTGGAGGGTGTAACAGCCCTCCGCTTTTATAGAGAGTTTGTAATGGTTAAGTTTGTGTTAGTATTTCTCTTCTTCTTCTTTCTAGTTGTTCTAACTATGAAAGCCCTTCAACTTGTCAAAACCCCGGAGCAATACTATAGAGTATTCAAATTAGCCTCATTTATTTCCTTTTGCATTTTAATCACTTCAGCAATTTTGCTAACCATTGTCAATCTGTTTTAATTCTATGAAAAACTTTATCAAATTCTTTACTATTCCTTTTACACTTCTCGCTTTGTTTTCTTTACAGGCTTGCACTCGTATTGAAACTGGAGAGGTTGGTGTACGTGTCAACGCATCTAAACAAATTGAAGGGACAGAACTACAACCCGGTGGCTTCTATCAAACTCTCATTGGTTCCATCCTGACATTCCCTGTCAAAGACATTGCCATTGCTCTTGATAACAAAACACCAATGACTGCTGACAACTCTGCGCTGGCAGACTTTGACATCACTGTTGTGTATGCCATTAATTCAACGTCTGTGTCTGAGTTGTATTCAACTAAGAGTCGTAGCTTTCACACTGAAGCAAAGGGTGATATTTATCTGATGAGTAACTACATGACTACGCTGGTGAACAATGCTTCCTACAAAGCTGTGCGTGGTTATAAAGCTTTGGACATTGCAGATAACCGTGCAAAGATTGAAGCTGAAATTCACACCATTGTTACAGAGCAATTGAAGTCTGAGAAGCTTGACACTGCCCTCACCCTCACCGTTGTTCAAGTACGTAACATCTTGCCCAATGCTGAAATCTTGGCAAGTGCTACAGCTTATGTTCGTGCACAGAATGAACTGAAGGTTAAGGAAACTGAAGTTGCCATTGCTAAGAAAGAAGCTGAGCGTATGGCTGCACTCTCTGCCAACTCTGGTACTTCCATTGCCTACATGCAAGCACAAGCATCTATGAAGATTGCTGAAGGTATTGCTGCTGGTAAGGTAAATACCATTGTTGTTCCAATGGACTTTAAAGGCATGGTAAACATTAAATGATAGAGCTTGCTATTAGCGCAGACATGCTCATCGCTGCACGAGATAAGGCAGCTGCTATGGGCAAGCTGTACAATAGCATCACTAGTGGGGCTGGCAACATTGCTGGCTTCATTGGTGAAGACATTGCACAGCAGGTACTAGGTGGTGAACTTATAAACACTTACGACTATGATCTTGTATTGAATGGTGTGACAATTGATGTAAAGACCAAACAGACCAGTGCTATTCCTTTGCCCTATTACGAATGCAGTGTAGCTGGCTTGAATACTAAGCAAGCCTGTGACTACTATTGTTTTGTACGTGTAAAGAATGACTTCACAGTTGGTTGGTACTTGGGTGTTTATGCTAAGCAAGCCTACCTAGCTGATGCAGTGTTCATGGCAAAAGGAACTGTTGACCCAGCTAATAAGTATGTGGTTAAATCTGATTGTTATAATTTGAAAATCTCACAACTAAAGGATGCTATATGAACCAACCTAATGTAGATCTTCGTCGCACCAAGGTGACGATGAATGACATATTAGATAAGATTGACTCAGTTAAATATACAGTGCTAGATGGCACCACCACCACTGTGTGTTTGCTCACTATGAAGAATGGATATGCTGTGCTGGGCACTAGCGCCTGTGCAGACCCTGCTGCTTTTAACGCAGCACTTGGTGAGCAGTATAGCTATCAGGATGCTGTCAATAATGTCTGGCCTCTTGAGGGCTATCTGTTGCGTGAAGAAATGTCTAAGGAAACAACATGAGTATTAACACTAACACCCTGCGTACAGCAGATCGTCGTGCCCCGTTGAAGATTCAGTTTCAACAAGGTTACTATGCTTTCCTTAAGGGATGGCTTGTTAATCAATATGAACTGGTATCGGTACAGGGACAAGAGTGGCAACGTGGTTTTGATGCTGCTTATTTTGAACAGCTTGATCACATTACTAAGAAAGCATAATCATGTATAAATCAATTAAGAAAACAACACGCAAGTTTTTGAATAAGAAAGAAGGCATTGCTATTATTCAGTGCGGCCTTGAGCTTAGCGCCTATAGTGTTTTTGCTGACGTAACAATCACAGATTGCAGTCGTCAAATATCACTAGATTTCAATGCGTATGATGCTAAAGAATATGATGTGAAGTTGGAGAAGCTTGAGCTTATAATTAATGAGCTTGCTGAGTTCTATACAACTATGGCTTTGTATAAGAAAGACTGGGTAGATGAGCAAGAATCTCGTAAGGTGGTTCGCAACAAGAAAGAGAATATTGTGACAAGCCTTAACGACTTGCTAAACTAAAAAGAAAGCCCCAACTAAGGGGCTTTTTCATTATGGTTTGTACATCACTGCCTGCATCTGTCTGACTAGGCCACCTTTGGCATAAGTAAACTCACCCTCAAGAATCAGCATCTTCTCTGTAGAAGTTTCTGGTTTGCGATTAAACTTCTTCATGAACTCATCTTCAGCAGATTCTCTTGTTGTTTTTGGAATCTTATCATACAGAAGATTGATAGCTTTCTTTGGGTTCTTCTCCATGTAAATATCTTGAGCAGCTTCTTTTGTATCAGACAATGAAGACTGAATAGCTTTATTAAGCAATTCCTTTTGCTGATTCATTGAACCTTGCTTATACAGTGGACTAGCCATTTCCTGTTCAGCAGCAGCTTTAACAAGACTGCGTGACAAACGAATGTGCATGTTATCGAAATCTCTATCACCACTACTTTTATAAACAGAAAAAGGTTGAACTCCTAACCGAAGAAGTTCATTCTCTATAACACCTGTAGGCATCTCAGGTTTAATACCAAGCATCTGCCGAGTAACAGTGGGTACCTTTTGCTCACCGGGTTGGAACAATGAAGGCTTTGCTGGATACTGTTGACGGAATCCGGGCAATTGACTCAGCACAGGTGCGGCAACACCTGCTCCAAAAGCACCTAATACTTCATCAGCTCTACTAGATTCTTTAGTATCAATGATTCGCATGTCACCGCTAAAGGCACTGGCTGCTTCCCAAAAAGGATTAAGTACGTTGTCAAAGCGACCAGCAAAATCTCCAATGAGGCCACCAGCTTTGCGTTGTTTACTTTCATCAATACCAGATTCGATACCTTCTTTAAGGGTGTCCACCATAGTCTTTTGAATTCCAGAAACCCTTCCCATGCCCACCATAATCTCTGTAAATTTAGCACCGTCAAAATCACGAAGGCGACCAAGTTTCATCATTTCATAATCATTAACAAGGCTTTGTCTTCCTTCTGCGTTTGCAGGCATAGCGTCAATTTGCTTCTTTAATACAGCAGCATCGGCTTCTCGTTCTTGCGGTGTTAGTGTCAATGAGTACCAGCTAGTCTTACTCATATCTTTCATAAGTTTTGCAGCACCAGCTAGTGCCCACACCTGTACCAACGGAGCAATATTACTTGCATCTTTAACACTACCATCTTGATCACGGTATTGATAAAAGGGAAGGCTATCGTCTTTGTAATGCCATGCTGCTGTAACAGCTGCCATGCCTACAACAGAATCCATAACCTTGCGCTTACCATCATAAGACGCTCGTGATGCTTCGATTAGCTTTCCTTCTCCACGCAACTTAGCAGCTGTTTGCAACTCCATCACTCCAGCACTACCGCTTAGTGGTGTTAGTCTATACGCATAACGCATAGCATTCATGGTGTATCGCAAGAATGGAACAGTTAAATCCTTTAATGGTTTAGCAATTTCATTTCGTCGTGTAATATCAAGAACCTTAAATGCCAGATCTTCAGCAGATGCTTCAAAGCCTCTTTCACCTAATGCTCGTTGAGGTTTAAACTCATAAGACATTGTGAGCTTCATAGCATCGTCTGCTGCTGCTTCTAATATTGATTGTGGGATTGGTCGCTTGTTGGCAACAAAATCTAAGTAGTCTAATCCCATCTCTTTCATGCGTCGAGAAACACTATCAACAAACATAGGCCCACGAGTAACAGAGTCGAGTGTTGTATTCAGAACGTTCAACGACTTCAGAATCTTTACAGTTCCTGTCATATCAGCATCAACACCAACGTGAGTTAGCATGTTTGACAAGCGAGGATTGTTCTTCAACATCACATCTGTTACGTCAGCAGTAAAGCCGCCATCTACCATTTTTGTAACTAATGAAACACTATCGGCAAGGGATTGACCAATGTCTTGTTTGATACGATTAGCCGGAAGAGGAACAACGTTACCGCCCAAATCATTAACAGCACGACCAGTTAGCGTAACAGTTTCTTCAAGAATATCAAGGGCATCAGTAATAGGAACACCCTTTTGTTTAACTCCTTTATATAACGTTACGGGAATATCTACAAGAACCGCCTTACCTATATCACCAGCAGTTTGAATGGCTGTAGCAAAGGCTACACCAAAAGCATTTAGTACAGTTGTGCTAGGAGCCAGCACAGAAGCTGCCACACTTACGCCTGTAACTTTACTAACGCCTTTTAAAACACTATCTGTCCAGCGTTGTACACCCTCAGATGATTTGTACAACCTATCAACAGTTAGTTCAAGTTCGGGATCACCACCTGACAGCTTCTTTACAAAGTCTGCCATTGCCTTAGACTTCTGCATCACAGCACCAGCATCTGACACAGACACTTTAAATGTATTTAAGAAATCAGTAGGATCAATGCCTGCTTTAGCAGCAGCATCTTTAATCATTTCAGGACTAGCAGTATCCAAGGCATTAATCATCCCTTGAGTAATCCTAGTTTCGTTTAAGTCTGGACGAAGTTCTGGGTTGTCCTTAAACAATTGTTTAGTAACGGTGTATATATCATTAATAACATTGTCGTTCAGCACAGCCTTTGTAACATCTGTCTGTGGAGACAACATATCCATTGTTTGCCTAGCTGCTGCCTTCTCTTCAGCTGTACCGAATAGAGGGCCAAGCTCACCCTTCACCAATTGCTCTCTAGTTTTAAATTGCTCAAGCCAATCAGCATTAGCCTTGTCTACATCAGCAGTGGGTTTCATCCTTGCTTTTTGTAAGTCAAGCATTCGCTGTTCAGTTGTTTTCAAAGCAGCAGTGTCAACACCTCTACCTAATGCTTTTGTAGTGACAGCAGCTAATCCTGTTTCAAGTGCAAGTTGTGAATATGAAAACTCTTTCTGCAATCCCAACTCAACTCTAGTCTTCTGGGTAACTGCACTGGTTCCAGCAGCAACACCTGCTTCAACACCAGCAGCAATTGTGGAAGGCTTAAGCGCCAGCTTGGTAGCAGTGGTAACACCACGCAACGATGCTTGCTTAACACCCCAGCCAACACCACCACTTGCATAGGTCAAAGGACTTTCAAATGGATTAAACGTTGCTCGTAATTCTTCACCAATGTCTGTACCTAGTTTGCTTGAAAGCTCATATGCTTTACTTGCTATTTGTTTTTGATATGGATTAGCATTGAGCGCCCATGTCAACTCATCAACCGTTGCTAGGTCGCCTCGTACAAAGCTACTCTTAAACGCTTCCATGATTTCTGTTGGCGTCTTAGGCAATGGTTTGTTTGGTTGACGCTCTGCTAGGTAGGTTGTAGCAACAGATAATATTGCAGGAGCCGTGGCAGCTGTCTCTGTAGACAACCGCTTAGTGCGTCCACCCATTGGTTGCTTTGGATACATACCAAACACAGCACCACCCGGCCCCTCAACACCGGGAGTTACACTAGGTGTTGTACGCTTTGGAGTTATTTGTAATAGCGCCTTGTCAAACTCTGTGAAGTCTGTAAGGGCTTTAGCTGGCGCAACAGGCTTAGGTGTTGCAGCTTCTAACGAGGGTTGTGCTGGTGGCGCTATAGGCAATAATGTTTTAGGATTAATGGCACCGGGAGGAATTGCCGTTAGAGGTGGTGTAGGCTTTGCAGCCACGACAGGTTGTACCGCTTTAGGAATCAAGTCATCGTAGAGTGAAGTTCCTACACTAGGTTTAGAAGCAGGAATAAGATCGCTATAGTCTGCCATGTTTACAAATCCTGTCCAGTTGCTTCTTTAAATCGTTTCTTTACTTGATCAGCATTTGCTCCTTGCCGAATAGCATCATTAGCAATTGCTCGTTCTTCAACAATGGTACGTTTAACAGGGGCCACTGGCGATGCAGGCTTAGCAAGTGGAGTAGGAGCAACAGCCATTGGTGTAGCAGCACGATCCTTCATCGCCTGATCATATTGCTCATCAGTTCTACCGGGCACAGCTTGTACCCATTCATCCTTGGGTGTCATAGAACCAGCAACGGGTTTCCTAGCGCCCAGACCTTTAGGGTTAGCAGGGGCTGCACCGGCTCCACCTAAGTTATAATTGTTCATCAACTCTTGCACACTGTCGTACATTGGAACACCGTCAACAATGTATTCATTGGCAACCAGAGATTCTTTCATATATCCCTGTTCTGCTTTAAACATCTTCTGTTGTTCTTCCAGTGGCATATCTTGTTTCTTAGTAGTAGAGATGTGCACTGTTCCGTCATCAAGTTTAATTGTTTTAAACTCAACAAACTTACGCCAAGATGCACCGACATCATTTTGCATCCTATTGTTAGCATAATCTAAAGCGCTTGTTTTTATTTTACTGTATGCTTTTTGTTTGTCTTCATCTGTCTTACTAGAGATGGCAGCGGCGTGTCCTTTAATTGCTGTTTGTGTTGATAACAATTGAGCAGCAAGTTCTTGTTTTTTAGCTGGGTCTTTTTCATCAAGCACTGCAACATTCAAACGATTTGCTCGTTTCTCTAATGTATCGGCAACAGCTGGTGCATATTTATTAACAACAGATAGACGAGTTGCAGCGTCTTTATACTCTTGACTTTCTGGGCCAAACTTAATACCAGCTTGTACAACAGCCACCTGTGCTAGATCTTGCATAGCCTCAGTAGACTTTGGAGATCTAAGTACAGACAGATCAAACTCAGCAGTGCCAACAGGTTTAACTTGTTCTTGCATAGCTCCTTGCATTTGCTCCAAAGGAACACCAACGACATTGGCATACTTCTGAGCAGCTGTCTTACCAGCGCGGTCACCAAAGCCTTCAAAGAAACCAGTCTTCTTAAGATCGTCAGCTTTAGTAGCAACCATAGAAGGAATCTTATATGCTTGTGCGATACGATCTTTAGCCGTACCGGGAATGTTATCCTCAGTCATTTTAATAATCTGAGAAGCGCTTAGTGTGGAGAGGTCTACATCCTTATCTGTAACAGCCTTAACAAGCTGAGCACGTACAGCAGGATTGATACCAATTTGATACATCTGTTGCTCACTGAACGCAGCATTGCCAACATAGTTAGCTTTGATAATGTCTAGGTCAGCGCTGGCAGAGTCTACCAATTCACGATTATCTTTAACAAGCTTTGCATACCGCTCGTGCATAGTCTTTGTAGAAGCTAGTGCATATGTCTTTGCTTCTTCTTCAGCTTTGTCCATCTCTTCAGACAAACCTTTAGCGGCACCGCCAGCAAATGCTAATAGATTGAAACCCATATATTAAATAACCTCTTTGTTCTTACGACCCATCAAACCAGACATAGGCTTTTCAGTTTCTTCTGTAGGTTCAACAACCTTCTTATTAAAAATGTTAGACACTGCTTCACGAATAATACGTGGAGAAACAGTTTCTTCTTTATCATAATCTGAAGCAAACATCTTAGTGTCAATGTTATTGAACACAGCAACAGACTTAAGCATTTCCATAATCACAGGCATAGCCAAGATGCCGGTATCAACTGTGTGCACACCTTTGCTAACACCACTAAGCATCATTGCTTCTGCAATGACAGATAATGGAATACCAGTTTCAAGACTATCTAGCAAATCGTTGCCTGTTTCCTCAGACATAATACCTTCCATATAAAGCTTTACAACATCTGTAAGCTTTACAAACTTAGGAGGTTGTTGCCATGATCGGCTCTTATCAGGGGCTGTCCAAGATATGCCGGGTGGGATAGAACGATTAACATCAGCCGGTGTTAGTTTAGTTGCCATAGTTTATTTAGATGCTTTCATCATTTGATCACGAGCTTCTCGAATGCCTTCAATATAATCAGCAATGATTTCAACAGCTTCTTTCTTCATTGCAGGCATACCCTTCTCAGCAGGGGCAGCAAAGCCACCAGCGGGTTTAGCTTTCTTTGTAGCTTTACCAGCACGTTGTTCAAGAATTGTTTCAATCTTTTTAAAGTAACTTTTAATGTGTTGCATATTATATGTTATTAAAGAAGCCAAGCCAATGCTGCTTTAGCAATGAAAGATCCAACAGCAGAAGAGGACGCTGCATCTGCTGCTTTACCTGCTGAGGTTACTGAAGCATTTGCGGAGATGGTTGATTTAGCAATTTCAACAACTCGATCTTGTTCTTGCTCACCACTCTTCCAAGACATTTCAAGCAAGTCTTTATAGATTAGATTTTGCTGAGCATACACACTAGCTGACATGTCTGTAGCATTCTTTGCATTCACAGCATTAGCAGCATTGGTAGCAGCAGTATTTGCTGTAGAAACATCAGCAAGTGTTTTAGCATTTGCAATGTTAATCTGAGCAGTCATAGTAGCATTGAAGTTCTCACGCTGGTTAGTTTGCTCAGCGTTAAACTTAACAAGTTCATTAGCAGCGTTAGCATTAACAACAGCAATCTTATTCTTTTCAGCAGTGTTAAACTGATTAGCTGTTAGAGCAAGAGATGCGTTAATCTTATCTGCATCAAGCTTGTTGGTAGCGTTAGTGGCAGCAGCAGCATTTGCGGCAGCGGTGTCACTAGTGATGGACTGAGAAATCTGTTGTGACTTAAGCACAGCCATCTGTTGTTTATTATCCAAGTTCTTTAAGTCAGTTTCTAGGAAGGCTCTAGCATTCTGCACATTAGCTTGTTGCAGGTTGTTCAGATTAGCCAGATCCATAGAAGCAGCAACAGCAGCGTTAGCAATTGTTGCAGACTGTGCAGCATTCAACTCAGCCAAGCCAACCGATTTCATCATTTCGGAATTATGAAGAGTGGCTGTCTCTGCTGCTTTAAATGTCATGTTAGCATTTTCTGACACACGACTAGCATTGAGCACAGCAGCTTGTTGTCGATTGTCTAATATCTTACCCTGAAGAGCAGCTTCCAATTGTGCATTAGCCAAAGCTGTTTGTTGCCTATTAGAAGTGTTAGAAATATCAACTTGCACCTGCATAGAACTATTATGCAAAGCAGCTTGTTGTACATTGTTTAAATTGATATTGGCTTGTTCAGCAAAACGAGCAGCATTAACAACAGCAGCTTGTTGCATGTTGGTTAAGTTCTGTCCCTGTAGGGCTGCTTTAATCTGCGTATTAGCAAGCATAGTTTGCTGCATGTTGCTAAGGTTCTGACTCTGCAAAGCAAACGAGTTGGTTGCATTGGTTACCCGTGCCTGTTGCTCATTAGACAAGTTCTGCAAAGACAAACCTTGTTGAGCAGCGGCATTGGTCAATGCTGTCTGTTGACGATTGTTCAGATTCGCCATACCCATCTGAGCAAACACCTGAGCATCCTGTGCGGCAATGGGCAAGGCAGACTCCATAGCAGCCTGAAACACAGCTGTAGCAGCCATAGAGCTACTACCTAGGCCACGCGATGACATAGCGGCATTAGCTGCCCTAATTGCACCAGCAGCCCATGCTGGCGTCTTACCATCATCAAAGCTCTTCATCAAGTCAGTGAGTTGTCCCTGCACTGTAGACTGAGCATTAACATCACCTTGTGCTGCCAGTGCCAAAGTGCCAGCGTCAACAGTGAACTTCTCAAGACGAGCAGCAACAACTGTAGCATCTGGTGCCAACCCTTCAGAGACAATGGCTGTAGCTTGAGCCATGTCTGATTCTTTAATTGTCTGTGCCTGTACCAACTGCTCAGGAGTGACAACACCCTGCGCTGCAACAACTGCTGTAGGTGCCGCTGTCTTTTCAGCAAGAGATTTAATTGCAGCGGCTTCTGTGACAGGGGTAACTAGTTCTTCAGCAGCTGTGGTGCGAACACCAGCAACAACGGGAGCTTTATATTCAGCACCAACTGTTTCTGCTGCTGCCTTAGCCTCTGGAGACAACTCACCTTGTGCTGCTTCAACTTTAGAGCCTGCACCAACTGTTCCGGTTGCAGCAACTTGCTTAGCTTGTGCTGCTTCTATAGCGGCCCGTGAAGCTTCTGCCGTAATGGCACCAGCTGTAATTGCCTCTGGCGCAGCAACAGGTGTTGGAGCAGCCACTTGTGTAGCAGTGCCTGTAGCAACTGTAGTGTCTGGGGTGAAGCCAGCTGTTAGACCTGCTGCTGTCATGTCTGTTTGAGCAGCTGTGTAGGTTGTAGCTGTAGGTGCAACAGGTACTAGTGGTGGCTCTGGTGCTGGAGCAGGTGCTGGAGTAGGTGCTGGAGTAGGTGCTGGAGTAGGTGCCGCCACAGGAGTTGGCGCAGGTGCTTGAGCAGGTACTGCTACTCGAGCTTGTAAATCAGTATTCCACGCTCCCCAATCAGGCATATCACCACCCTCTCGCATCTTAACAACACCACCCTTAGCCATATACTTAGTAGCAATGCCAGCAAAGCGTTGAGAGTCAGCAGGGGATGATGCAAGATATTCATCAAACATTTGCATTGGGCCATCATAGCCCATCTTACGTGCAACAATTTCACGCTGCTTTGCGGTGAAAGTTTCTTTAGCCATATTAAGTTAATGCCTTATTCAAATAATCTAAAAACTGTGGATTGCTTTTAAGCACCGCAATTAAACCAGCAGTAATGCAATACACTTGTCTTTCAGACATACTAAGTTGCATACCAATATCAATGGCATGAACAACTTCATGCAGCACTGTATCTACTTCGATAGCAAGTTGCTGTCCCGGCTTTATAATTATAGCTAAGGTGTCAGGGTTGCACTGTCCCAATAATGTTTCTAAAGACTCGTCATAACATATTGTATATTGTCTACCTATTACATTTACGTTACTTGGCATTGTCATATTATACAATCCTTATACCACAAGACCGGGAAGGTAGACAGTTTTATTATCTCTCTTCACCGCTGTCAAGGTTTGCTTCTTCAGATTGTTCTTGTCATAGCTAACATGAACCCAGCCGCTATCAGGAATACCTTTAGTATAAAACTCAAGAATGATTTGTGTGAAAGCGTAGTTATCTGCAATGTACTTGGCAAGTGTTGCATTATCAACACCAACAATTTCAATGTCAGCTGCCATACCTTTGCAATGATCGCTAGTGGCTGAACCACCAACACTAGCATTAACAGCAGGGCTACGATAGCCACTATTAACTGTCATGCTAGTACCGTAGTTGTTGCGCACAGGCTGTAAAATTGCTGTGGTTAGTAACGATAGGTTATCAATGATTGAGTGTGTTGGTGTGTTGTCTAAACCTTTACGAAGAGCATCAGCACTCTTGGTAAGTTCAGACAAGGTGAAGTTGGCGCTTATCTGTGTCATTTGCTTTTCATCGCAATGATGTTCTCAAGTGTTTTGCCACCAAAGTAGGCACTCATAATTAACATGCCCCATTGACCAAGAAGTGTTACATATGATTCATTAGCATCATAACCAAATGCACTCATGAAAGCAAATAGGAAATAGCCTACAAAGATTGCAACAAGAGATAATGGTCGAATGTTCTTAGCAAGCCAGCTATCTGTAGAGGCATCAGCTTTCCAGCGATCTGTTACGTTAGTCTGCTCTGTCTTATAAATGTCTGTCTCATTAGCCATCTTAGCCAACTCACCATCCTGTGCCATCTTAGCAAGTTCAAGTTGAGCAGCAGCTTTGGCGGCGGGATCGGGTATGAGCTTGTCAATGAGCTTACCACCAATACCTAACAATGCATCTAGTCCTAACATATGTTTCCTTTACTTAGTAGCTTCTATCGTTATACCAATGGTGAGGTATATCAATAGAGATAATAGTAATGCTCCTAATGAAAGCATTACAGCGTTACGTATTTCTTGTAGCTTCTTAGCCTTCGCTTTCTTCAGAGCAGCATCTTCTCTTTTCCTATCAGCAACAATTTGATTTCGCTGTTCAAGAATCTGTAACCATAAATGGCTCTGACCTCTACTTATAAACTCCCACTTCAGCTTCTCTTCAGCCTGCTGTAGTTGATGTGCTTGCCATACAATGTCTGTTGCTTCTGATGTAGCACTCTTCCTTTTCTTAGGAGAGTTTGCTTCTTTAAACACAGCATCTTTAGCGTCAAAGAATCTAGACACATCACCCATGATGCCATTTAAATCCTTGCCCATCTTGATAGCAGCTTGCACACCCTTTATAGCTGCTTGTGCCGCTGCAAAGGCTGTGAAGGGATCTATCATGATGCTTTCTTATCCTTTACTTGTAGCGTATAGCGACACACCTTCTTATCAATGATGAACTCGTTAGCTCCATAGACAACTCTTCCATCCTTTAGTGGTGCTCTAGTTTCACAGACCAACACAAGCGTAGGCGTTGTATTGGGCCAAGGATTACCAGCACTGACAATGAATGAAAACATCTACTTAAGAATGTGAGCCTTGGCAAAGTCTAAGAAGACATAACCAAATCCTACAATTACCATCCACACAAGTCCCGCTAGAGTCTTCTCTATAATGGCTTTGCGTAGTTCAATGCTCTGTGCTTCTTTCTGAATAGCCATCTTTACCCAACGATGTTCTTCGTCAGATAAGATGGGTGGTGCAATTGTTGTAGATTCTAAAGCAATGATAATATCGCTAATGAGTTCTTTACGTTCTTCAGGCGTCATTGCTTATAGTCTCAATTTGTTATGCTGTAGTCCAAGGCACGCCAGCTTCTTGCACCGGAGCCTTCAGAGCATCAATTTGGCTTTGCAGAGAAGCCTCCACCGTGTCTTTGCCCAGAGTTGTTTGCACCCAGCCTACAACAATGGCTTCAGTGAGGCTTGCATAAGGGAGGAAAGATTCGCTTTCCGCTTGTGTGTAGCCGGTGGTGCCGTAGGTGCTGGCTTGGAATGTGCCGTCTGTAGCGCTCACGTTGTAGTGCACCGTGACTACGAAGTCATCGGAGGTGAGGCGGTTCATTTGCGAGATTGTCCAGAGATATGTTGTCATGATTTTTCCTTAGTTAAATTGCTTCGAGAGCAGTGATGCGAGCGGTCAGGGCGGTGATGAGGGCTTGCTGCTCTTGGATTGCGGCTGTGAGCGTGGCTACCAAGAAGCTGGTGTCAACGCCTTGATATGCAGGAGAGCCATCTTCTTTGACTGCGTCTTTCTCACCCTGCACGCAGTCAGGAACAATCGCTTTTAGCTCATGAGCGATAAATCCTTGCCCATTCAAGCCATCTGATTTCCACTTGTATGTGACTGGGTTTAGTGCAAGAACCTTTGCAAGTGCGCCCGTCATGGGAACAACGTTTTCTTTTAGCCGGTAGTCGGAAATTGAGGCATACGATACCGTGTTGCTGCTAGTTGAAATATACCCCGCAAGAGTAGTTGTACTTGTATAAAACAAGGCCGCGTAGTAAGTAGTACCAGTGTGTTGCGTACTAAAACAGGCGTTTCCGCTACTGTTTGGAATGATACTAAGACGGCCTGCACCTTGGTTTAGCAGAGTCCCCACCAACAAGTTCCCACTAGCATCCAGCCGCATCCGTTCTATGTCAGATGTAGCAAATGCCAAAGGTTTGTAGGCTCCAGTTGAACCGTAGCTTGCAGAGATAACCCAAGCATCTGGGGTGGTGGCATACCCCATTGCAAGAACAGAATCATTGGCAATACGCTGTATTGTTGATGTGCGTACATTTGCAACAATATCCGCTTCTATTGCAGGAATTACTCTTAATGCACGATTTGATGCTGTTGTGCTTCCAGAAATATCCAACTTTGCAGCGGGCGAAGTAGCCCCAATACCAACGTTGCCGGAGGCGTCGATTCGCATCCGCTCTGTTCCGTTGGTGTAAGTAGCAATGTAATCCGCACCAGATTGGTAAAGCCAAAGACCGCCATCAGTACGCTTGGAAATTAGCGTTGTTGAGGTTACGCTGTTGGCATTAGTCCATTGAACATCAGTTGCAAGGGCAGTAAAACTTTGTCCAAAATTTGCAACAGTTGCTTGCGCTGCAACATTTGAAGTTACATTTAATTTTGTAGCACCCGGCGAATTCGTCCCAATGCCCACGTTACCTGCACTGTCGATGCGCATCCGCTCAGTAGCAGAAGTTGAAAAAACAAGCGGTTGGGCTTGAACTGTTTGTATATAAGTACCCCCAGCGCCGCTGTTACTAAACGAAGTAGTGCCGCCTACTGTTTGAAAAAGGGAAAAGTAATTATTTGTTCCCGATGCGATACCTAAATATCCCGCATTTGACCCAGCAGTTGCACTTGTATTTGTAGTTGCTACCCAATTTGCAATCCCTGACGCATCTTTAGATACATGCAAAGGGTAGCCCGGCGAAGAAGTTCCAATCCCCACATTGCCAGCACTGTCGATGCGCATGCGTTCGTTTCCAAGAGTGCGAAACTGGATGTTATCTACGCCATTAGCACTTGTAATTGCTGTTCCTCGAATAAACTCTGTGTTTGCTGCAAAAGACGAAGACGATCCCCCTGCAAACAAGCGTAACAATGCGCCAGCGCCATCTGAAGTAACAGGATTTTGTTCAAACCTAATAGCACCAAAGTCGTGAGAATTTCGAGTTCCGAGCGATGTGGCAACAATAGCCGTTGCTCCGCGTGTTTCGGCTACAAAGTTTCGCTGTCCTTTTAGCTCTATCGTCAGGGGGTCTGTGGCACTTGCGTTTAGAACTGTAAGACGACTGTCAGGCAAAGTAGTCCCAATCCCCACGTTACCTGCGCTGGTGATGCGCATGGCTTCAGCACCGCCAAGCTGCCATATATGCCCTCGAAAGGTCGCCGCTTGTGCTGCGTTATAAACGGTGTAGCCAGTGGCGCTGTCGCGGTAAATATCGGTGTATTGACTACTTGCATCAACACCAATGCGTATTTTTGCGGAAACATTGCCAACGTGAAGTAGTGCTGACGGTGAAGCCGTACCAATACCAACGTTGCCAGCAAAATAATTAACGGCAGTGCCAACAGCGTAGAAGTTAAAACGACCTGTGCCAGACGCTATGTCGCTGTAAAAACCGTAGTTGTTGGTCGCGCCAATAAGAGAAGACCCGGCAGTAAAGCCAATTTGAGTTGTTACGGCTGAGCCGGCACCAATGGTGGCTTGTTGAGCGTGATAGTGTATGTAAGTCGGTAACGTAAACGCTGCTGCTGCTGTTAGCAACACATTGTCAAACGCAAATGTAGTACTGGTTACATCACTTTGCACAACTCCTTGTTGGCGAACCGCTGAGCCATTAACGCTACCTGTAATGCTTTTTGCAATGAATAAAGTTTGTCCCGCTGAAGGGGTTGCTCCGATTCCAACTCTACCCGCATTATCAATCCTCATACGCTCAGTAGGCGAAGCAGCGCCGTCAGCAGTGGTGCTGAACACCAAGCGTCCGGGCATGTCGTTTGTGCCGGGAGTACCGTCTACAAGAGCCTCTATCCGTGCGCCAGCAATATATGCGGCAGAGTCGGCTCCGGCAAATGAAATATCACCAAGCGAATCACCGGACTGAACGACAGTAAACCCACCGGGTGAAGTGCTGCGGCTTTTTACAAACGTATTGCGTGACGAAAACGCATCATTTGAGAATCGCCCCTGAGCTGTATACCCAAACGCTGCCCAGTTTTGCAAGCCATTTGCAAACCCCCATACTGGAACTGATGTGGTGTTACCCGTAATAACAGTCCCACTCGCATCAATTACAAACGGACTAGCGTCAGGATTAGTCGAGTCCTCAACCAACAGCGCATTACCTGTGCCAAGCTGGGTGATACGTAGGGCAGCGTTGGTGTTGTCGGTTACGCTAATTATTTGATTACCGCTAAGGGTTGTTGTACCCGAGGCAGTCAAAGTAGTAAATGCGCCTGTGCTGGCTGTTGTAGCGCCCACAGTGCCGTTAATGTTGATAGAGGCTGTGCCGGTCAGGTTTGTCACCGTGCCAGACGAAGGCGTTCCCAACACACCGCCGTTAATAACAGGTGCGCCAGCAGTGCCAACATTAACAGCAAGAGCAGTGGCAACACCAGTGCCCAAGCCAGCCACACCAGTGCTGATGGGCAATCCTGTAGCATTAGTCAGTGTAGCCGATTGAGGGGTGCCCAAGATTGGTGTGACTAGCGTGGGTGATGTAGCCAACACATTATTGCCACTACCTGTGTTAGTAACCGACACCAAGCCTTTGCTGGCATCTGTAGCAACAGCGCTAGAGGCTGTCAGGCTGGACAACACAGGCTGTGCAGTTAGTGTAGTTACACCAGTTACAGCCAAGGTGCCACCAACGGTTTCGTTGCCAGCAATGAAAGCATCTTTATACTTCAGCGAAGAGGTGCCTAAGTCAACAGTGTTTGTTGTCTTTGGATACATGGCAGCAATTGTAACTACAACATCCTGCACTGGCCCAATCTTAACAATGGCAGCACCCTCAGCAGATGTGCCATCATGAGTGTGACCTGTAGAAGCGTTGAACGCTGTTTGCACGCCATCAAATTCATTGTCTAAATCGGCAGCATTTATGATGTTTCCATCAGCAATGTTATTGGTAGTGTCTTTACGGGTATATCCGGTCATATGAGTTTCTCTCTTTTAAACAGTTTTATCACAACAACCTAGCGTCTGTCATGTATTGAATATTCCAATGTGGCAGCATCAAGTGAAAAAGGTGGATCTTGCCCGTCTGAAATAAATTGTAAAGAAACAGTGAATCCTGAACCGATCACTTGTGTTTCAAATTGCTTAACAAGTTTTGTACCGTAATATGTTGTTCCATATTTAGCAGCACTTGTTCCATAAAAACCAACAACACCAGTTGCGTTAGACAACGTAATGGTTGATGGTTGAATACTGTTCAGAGTGTCAAAGTCTAGTTTCAAATTGACAGAGGTTGTAACGCTGCCTTGTGGGTCAGCATACAAAAACATCTTATAGAAAGTCTTCCGAATGCGTGGATCATTTAAATGTACATAGGGTGTTGCAAAAGAAGCAATGATATTACCACCATCAAAACTATTACCACTTTCCATTTGATATACATAACCATCATCATGAGCAAAGACAATTGTTTCAGTTTGATCATGATAGTTGGAGTCAGCAACATATGCTCTAATACCGACTGTTTCTGCCCAAGCAATATCTGAGGTATTGTCACCAGACATTTGAGTACCGAGCAAGCCTTTAGAAGAGGATGATGTAACTGTTGCGTTATATCCTAATATTCTATATTGTGATTTCTGTTTAATTACAATACTAGAAAAGCTACTAGATGAAGCAATAAGAGATGTTGACTCTGCTTGAATAGGCTTAGATACAACACCTAAATTGAAGTCGTTATTACGATCTGTAGCACCCAACAAACGCAGCCCTTCTGGACCAAGAAAGATTACATCACCACCCATCTCTTGAATGGTATCACTGGCTACACAACCCACCTTACGTGTGATGGGCTGTAACGAGAAGTCAGCAAGTGTGTTTCCCGTAAGTTGGCTAATTGTCTTCTCAGTGAAGATGATTAGTGTTTCTCGAAAAACAATTAAACCAGTAATAACATTACCAACAGATATAACACCAGAGCCTGTAGCTGCTTGAAAATCATTATCGCTATAGGGTGCTGTAAATGTAAGTATATCACCTTTGGCAAAGAACATTTGATTCTTATGGAAAGCTACAAAGCTTGCTCCTTCAATATCAGACGGCCCATTATTTAAAATGTTAAAGCTAGCACCATTCCAGATGAATGGATAATTAATACCATCAACACCAATAATCTTTTCAGTTGTGCCAATGCGATATTTATCAAAGCGAAGCTTCACACCATTTGAATAATTACTTGTCAGCCATGTCAACGCAGCATTATCAGCAGGGCTACTAGCAAGGGCTGGGCTAATGGAAATGGTTGCAACACCAGCGACAAC